TTGGTTTATAACCACGCAGCAGAGAAATACTTTAAGGGGTATGCAAGGTTCAACCAAGTTTTCGAGGATTTTGACCAATGATCCTGTTCGACATTGAGACGAATGGACTCATAGACGAAGTAACTAAAGTCTATTGCATGTCCTACACAACTGATGGAGAAACCATTGAAACTACCACCTCTCTTCCTGATATGGTTAGTATCCTTGGCGATAGTAGGGTTCTTGTGGGGCACAATGTGGGCCTCTATGATATCCCAGTGATGGAAAAATTAGGTGGCTTAGACTTCCAAGGGTTGACTATTGACACTCTATGGCTTAGTTGGTATCTCTACCCCTCACGTAATAAACACGGCCTTGAGGATTGGGGTGAGGAGTTTGGATACCCTAAGGTCAAAGTGGAAAAGAAGGAGTGGAAAGAAGGGGACATGGACCTTATGATCAAGAGATGTGAAAGGGACATTCTGATTAACTGGAAACTTTGGGTAAAACAACGTAAGATGCTGGAGGAACTTTATGGATGACTTTTAACCCTAACTTGACTAGGTTCCTCAATTACCTAGATTTCAAGATCAAGTGCATCAAACACCAACAAGACAACCCTATCCGCCTAGACATGGACCTTGCAATTAAGTGTCGTGATGATCTGTTGGGAATGCAAGAGGAGAAAGTAGAGCAACTTAAGGAGGTAATGCCTAAAGTCCCTGTGATCAAGAAGAAGACTAGACCTAAGATCACACACAAGAAGGATGGCACTCTTTCTGCACATGGGGACAAGTGGTTCCGGCTCCTAAGAGAACACAAGAAGCCTATGTCTTTTAATGGTGTAGTTGAGGTGGTAGATGACTACAAAGAACCTAACCCTAACTCTACCGATCAAGTGAAGGCATGGCTCTACGGTCTTGGATGGAAACCTTGCACTTATAAGTTCCTTAGAGACAAGGAGACTGGAGATGAACGTCAGATTGAACAGGTCCGTAAAGATGGAGAACTTACCCCGAGTGTCCTAAGGCTCAAGGATAAGACCCCCGAGGTAGAAATTTTGGAAGGCCTTACCATTATCCAACATAGGCTAGGTATTTTCCAAGGGTTCATTGACTGTGCATTGGAGATTGACGGGAAGCACTACCTCAGAGCAGAAATTGGAGGGCTTACAAATACTCTACGCTTTAAGCACAAGAAACCTCTAGTGAATCTTCCAGGTGTAGATAAGCCTTGGGGGAAAGAGATCAGAGGGTGCCTTATTGCCGATGATGGTGAAGTGTTCATTGGTGCTGACATGACTAGCCTTGAGGATACGACCAAACGTCATTTAATGAAGCCTCTGGACCCTGACTACGTAGAGGAAATGTCTCAACCGGGGTATGACCCACACTTGTCTCTTGCACTGTTTGCAGGGGAGATTACACAGGAGCAATACGACAAATACAATAAGGATACTGACCATGATGTAACAGCAATCCGTAAAGCCTACAAGGTTGTCAACTACTCGGCAGTATATGGTGTAGGTGCTCCAAAGCTGGCTAGAGAGATGGGTATTAGTAAGGCAAGGGCACAAGAGTTGCTTGATGCTTACTGGAAGAAAAACTGGGCTGTACGTAAGATTGCTGCTCAACAATACACTAAGGAAGTAGGAGGATACACATGGCTAAAGAATCCTGTTAGTGGTTTTTACCATGAGCTGCGGTATGACAAGGACAGGTTCTCGACACTTAACCAATCAACAGGAGTTTACGTGTTCGACTCATGGCTTGCTAGGGCGGCTCAACGAGGTTACTGGGGACAAGCGTCTTTCCACGATGAGACACTAGCCTCAGTAAAGAGTGAGTCACAAACCCGTGAAGCACTGAAACAATCCCTTGCACAACTCAACAAAGACCTTAAATGTAATGTTCCGTTTGGTATTGACATCCAAGTCGGGCAGGATTACTCTGAGACTCACTAAAGGAGACTACGACACATGGCTAAGAAAGTTTACCTCAAAGGCAAGGCACAATACCTCCGCCCCTACCACCGTGACACTGGGGAGAACCTTGACGATAACAGTGACATCAAACAGAAGCTGATGAAGACTGACGGTATCTACTCCACTATGGTAGAACTGCCCTTCGACAACCGTGACGATGCAGAAGAACACCTTAACAGTCTTGGTATCCCTACCAATGGTCTCTTCGGCAACCTTCTCAAGCGTATCGATGTGAACGGTGAAAAGAAGATTGTCTACAAGGTTGTTCGTCCTCACATGGTCCATGCCTTCGAGGAGCCTCTCATGGGGCATCCTAAAGTGGTCGATGCTGATGGTAAAGAGTGGGACAAGGAAGTTCTCATTGGGAATGGTTCTGGTATCACCGTGAAACTTGACGTGTGGAAAGGGACTAAGGCTACCAAGATCACTTGGGAAGGCATCCGAGTAGATGAACTTGTCCCTTATGAAGCACCTGAAGAGGTGGGGTTCTAATATGGAGGTAACTATCCATAAGCCAGATGGTACTGTTACCCATGTCTCAGGGACCCCAGAGGAAATTAAAGACTTCTTTGGGGTGACTGACCTACCTAAAAGTTCTGATGAGACTGAGGGACTAGAACCGGGGGTGTATGTAGTTGCTGATGGTTGGACTCCTGACTATCTCACTACAGGTAAGTATTACCCAATTTATGGTGATTCAAGGCCCGGTGCCGAGATTTCCTGCGATGATGGGTCTGATATTTATATATGCTATGAAGATTCGACACACCTAAAGGGAGGTAACTGGAGGAAGGTCGTAGTAGAATGAAAGTCACAGTCACTATTGAAAATGACCATGAGGATGATGGCTTTAGTGGTAGCACTGCTGTCACCCGTAATGGTTTAGAGACTGAATATGACCTTATGTACTGCTTTGCGGAGGTTGCACGTATCGCAGGGTTTTCTGTAGAGCGTGTAGGGTGGTCAGATAAACGTGGTGCAACAAAATGGAGTGATTTTTAATATGGCTGAAACTGCTTACTATGAACATTGGTCAGAGTATTCTATGTACTTGTGGGACTGGCCTAATTTCACCCCAGAGGAACTGGCCTCTTGGACTGTAGTTAATGGAAAACGAGGGCCGAAAGGTCCTCTACTTCTGAACTTCGATGCTCTAGATAAACTACAAGACCTGCGGGATATTATTGGTAAACCTTTCCATGTAAACAGTGCCTATCGTAGCCCTGAGTATAATGCTTGGTTGTCCTCCCAAAGCAGTGGAGTTGCCTCACGTAGCAAACATATGGAAGGGATTGCTTTCGACATTGGTATGCACAATCAGGATCGTACAGAGTTTGTTCGTCTAGCGCGTCAGTTTGGGTTCAATGGTATTGGTCACTACAGCACCTTTACTCATATTGATACCCGAGAAAATCAAGCGGAGTGGTGGGGCTAATGGCGACTGATGATCACGGTACTTGCAAGAGTTGTGGGTATGATCTGAATGGACCTAGAGTGTATGACCACTTCCTTGAGGAGTATGATGACCCTGTGAAAGCACTAGCAGTAGCCTCCATGTATGGTTGTAGGGAGGGGTTTGGTAGGTTTGGTAAGGCTATTTATATCAAAAGGTACGATGAGGACTACAATAAGTTACCCCCGTACTATAAGTGTCCAGAATGTGGAGAGGAGTGTTATTAATGTCTGATGGCCAAATCCAAGTTTTGGAAGACACGAACTCCCGACATGTTTACAGAAAATGGGTACCACAAAAATCACGGGAGAATTACATGAGTTCAATAACTGTTAAGATCAACCCTGATGTTCAGCCTACAGGTTCAGACCTGACTTGCGTCAACGCTGCTCGTAGGTCTTTCAATACTCGTAGTGAGTGGACACCAGAAAGCCAGTGCCCTACTGATCCTACTACCGGGGGTAAGATTCCCCCTTATAAAAGGCTTAAGGACAAAGACAAACGACTGATCCAGTTCCTTGCTCGTGGTATGGCTGCTGAGGATTTTGAGAGGTTTCTTTTGGAGTTCCCTAATGTCTGCGGAGAAAGTGAATCTGCTCATGACATTACAGACTATAGGAGTCTCAAGGGACTCCTATGGCAATGGCGGAACACACCTACCCACGACACACCATTTAATCACTGCTTCATTTCCTTTGAAGTTAAGGCCCCTATTTTTGTAGCACGTCAACTAGTAAAGCATGAGTACCTTATTATGAGTGAGTTCTCTCGTAGGTACATCACGGATGATATTGAGTTCTATGAGCCTGACTATTGGCGTAAGGCTGCACCAGATAAGAAGCAGGGTAGCCTTGAGGAACCTGTAGACTTGGGGGAATTTAACAGCGATGGCGACGCTTTTAGTGGCTACTTTGGGGAAGGCACTCTCGCGGAGATGGTGAGATACCATAAGACTGACTCTATCGAAGTGTTTAACGCCCTACTGAAAGCAGGTGTTGCACCGGAGCAGGCCCGCAAAGAGTTGCCACAAGACCTTATGACTGAGTGGACTTGGAGCGGTACACTAGGAGCCTTTGCCAAGATGTGTCAACTGCGACTTCACCCAGAGGCACAGTATGAGGCGAGGTTGGTAGCACAGCAAGTCTATGAGTATCTTAAGCAGTATTACCCTGTGTCAGCTAAAGCACTAGTAGAAGGACCTGACGTATAATGAGTGATAACAATAATGTAGACCACCCAAGTCACTACAACCAAGACAGCGGTATTGAGTGTATTGAGGCTATCAAGGCTACCCTAGGAGACAACTACCAACACTACTGTAAGGGAAACACTATGAAGTACTTGTGGAGGTATCAATATAAGGGGGGTATTGAGGACCTCAAGAAGGCTCGTTGGTACTTGGATTCAATGATCAAAGTTTTGGAGGGTAGTAATGACTAAAACAGTTGACACACTAATCGTAGATATGGAAGAGGTACTAAATAGTGGACACGGTTGGACTGACGAAATCTCTGAGTGGGTCGCAAATGACATTGCAAAGTCACTGTCTCGCCAGTTCGGTTCCATTGGAACACAACGAAAGGGAACTCTTCGTCTTAGTGGAATCGGAACTCCTTGCGAAAGGAAGCTTTGGTACGATATCAATAGCACAACTGAACCTGAGCCTCTACCTGCCAGCGCACGTAACAAATTCATTTTTGGCGACCTTACGGAGTCATATATTCTGGGACTCGTCAAAGCGTCAGGGCACTCACTTGAAGGACTACAAGACCGTCTGGACGTATGCGGTATTAGAGGCCACCGAGATTGCGTTATCGACGGAATGCTTATTGACGTTAAGTCATGCTCCTCTTTCTCTTATACCAAGTTTAAGCAACATGAACTACGCGACAACGACCCTTTCGGCTACATCTCCCAACTGTCTTCCTACTTGTACGGCAGTCGTAATGACCCTCTTGTAACTTACAAAAATGAAGCTGGCTTTTTGGCATTCGATAAACAATTTGCGCACATCTGCTTGGACCGCTATGACCTCTCCGATGAAGTGGCGAATAAAGAACAAGAGGTTCAACAAAAGAAAGATGTAGTTAAACTTGACAAACCTCCTCAACGACCTACATGGGAACGGAAGTATCGTGGTGAGGTTGTAGAGACAGCAGAAGATTGGGAGGATGGTCAGTCAGGTAATCGTAAACTGTCTACCCAATGTTCTTACTGCCAATGGAAACATGACTGTTGGGATAATTTGCGGACTTTCGTGTACTCTAATGGCCCACGGTACTTTACCAAAGTTGTACGAGAACCTAAAGCATTTGAGGTGACTGATGAAAACTTCTGATCAATGGGTCAAGTGTGTGTCGTCTGGAACACGCTACTACACAGTTGGACATGTCTATCAGGTGCATAGTGATGGGAAAGACCGTTACGTAGTAGGCTCTGATGGTTTGTACGACAACATGAGGACCATGGTGAGTAAATTTATTCCCCATAAGGAACCAAGTGATGAAAACTTCTAGTGCCAAGCAAAAGATGAAAATGATAGGCAAGAAATACGGGTTCCGAAGTGGCCTAGAGGAAAAGGTTGGAGAGCAACTCAAGAAACTCTATGGTAGTGTGGAGTACGAGACTGAGAAGATCAAATACACAATCAACGAGGTAAGAACCTACACGCCAGACTTCAAACTTCCTAATGGCATCATTATTGAGACTAAGGGTAGGTTCACCCCTGATGACCGTAAGAAACACCTACTAATCAAAGAGCAATACCCTGACCTGGATATCCGCTTTGTGTTCTCCAACAGTAATAATAAAATCCGTAAAGGGTCCAAAACAAGTTATGCTGATTGGTGCAGTAAAAATGGGTTCCTTTTTGCAGACAAACTTATACCTGAGGAGTGGCTGAGAGAATGACCAAATACCTTAAATTTGGAAACTAACATTTGTAGTGTTAGTATTCAAGTAAGACGTTACCTTCTTCTCCGCGAACTGTGACCGAAATGACTAAATATCTTAAACGACAACCCCCACCTATGTCTCTAACCTCTCAACCTTACTCTCTGGAGGAACTGGATGAACATCCTAATTCGCATCGTATCTGGGCTACTATCATGGCTATCAAAGAAGAAGCAGACGAGTACGTCCAACGAGCATACGACAGTGGATACTCAGATGGACTCTACGACCACCGTCAAGGTCCATAAGATTATCTCTGGTCCTTACAGTGCTATGGATGACTTTGATGAAGATGAAGACTTCTGGTTTGTAGAGGCTCTAGTGGAATATGGAGATGGAGAACTTGAAGAAATGACTATCTGTCATGAAGACTTTGATAAGATTTACGCTATTGTAAAGCACCTGAATGGTCCTACAGTAGAGCCTTATATTCTTGCAG